AGGTCTGACAATTTTTAGACCGTATCTCATAGACATGTAGGAACCGACAATACCGAATCCGGGATTGGCTTCTTCTACAGTGAGTGGTCTTCTTTCTACGTAAACCATAGGTTTTGTTGAAAGGTCAAAAGTACCAAATCTTGTTGATGGAACATATGCGTTAACAACTACAGTTAATCCATATATAGAACCGACGATTCCACTTGAAGCAGTCTCAGCGACTGGACTTCCGGGCATCATAGCGGCTTGTGTTGGGTTAGCTGCACCACCTGCTTCTCCTTGTGCTGCTGTGAAAGCAGTTACAAAGTCACCTAAGTCTAATAAAGACTTGTAGTGAGCTGGGGAGATAAACAAGTGTGATGCGTTGTATCCACGGGTTGAAACTCTGTCAATAGCTTCGGTAATATCTGAGAGAGCTAAGTCTCCTGCAGTATCTCCAGCTGCTCTGACGTATGAGTTTCTAATCAACCTTGTATCTGATTCATTACCGTATGAATCTACACGCTTATCTGAAGCGTCGATATCTGCTGCTGTCATACCTGCACCATAGAAACCAGATTGTGGGTTCGTAGCGAAAGCATCTATTGCAGTTTCGTTTGTAGTTTCATCGATTTGGATTGTTCCGAAGGTAGTGTCTGCTGCGTGAGCACCGAAAATAACCTTAACCACGTGGTCGGTCATGTGTCTGTCTACAGCTCTGCGGGCTTCATTCAAAGCCATTTCTACTTCGTTGAATCTTGAATCTTCAATCATTCTTCGGGTAACACCTACTGCAATACCCCATTCATTCACAGAGACACGCTCGGAGCGTAGCTTTGTGTGTTGGTATTCAGGAGTTGTTCCTTCGTTTATTCTTTCTAGCTTCATGCTAGGTTTTGCTAAAGTAATATCAATATTACCACCAGTTTCAGTTGTCATTGGTTCAGCGAAGAAAGACATGACCGGAAGCTCTGCGACTTTGTAGTCCATAATTGCTTCTTTGTAGTCAATAAGTACTCTTTCACCTACTCCACCGTCAACAGACCCTGTGTTTAGTGTCGTTAAAAGACCAGATGTTGCGTCTACCATTTATAACTCCTTAGAGGGTTTGACATTTCGTCAATCCTGCGGCTGCGTTATTTTCTAACGTTACAGCTTGGCATTTTGGTGCACCTGCAGCATTTGTAGCTGTGGTCAATCGACCTGCGGTTCCACCCATCATCATAGCGACACCTGCTCCTACATCGTCACAGTTGATGTTTAGGATTACTCCTACACCAGTAACTACTGAACATACAGCACCTGATGCTGCATCTGTCAATGCTACTCCAACATATGCGAAATCGAAACCGGTATCGTCACTGTCTGCTTTCTGGAGAGTTCCATTGGTATCCAATGAACATGCGTCTCCTGCAGTGATTGCTTCAGCAGTTGTATATGGTAATATACGTGCTGGAGCTCCACCGTCATTTATCAAAATTTCTGTTGCCATATTTATTTCTCCTTATAGTATGAAGGGTCTAATCTAATACTACCCTTTACCATTTTCATACCGAACTTTCTTTCTGTTTCTGGAACTTCGCCTTCTTCAGCTGTTTTTCCTTTACCGAAAGACCTTTCGACATCATTGCTTGGCTCTGGCATTGCTGCTAGAGCATCGCTAAATCCAGTCAATCTGGATTCATCCCATGCAGAGAGTTCCTCTACACGAGCATCCTTGGATGATTCTTCGATAGTACCGAATAAAACTTCCTTGGATATGATTGCTTCTACTGCTTCTAACTTTCGTGCTTCTGCTTCTTTCTCTAGTCTTTCTTCTTCTGCTTTCTTGAAAACTTCTAATTCTTTCATAGCTTTCTTGAATTCAGATTCGATTTCCTTTTTAGATGCTTCTGCTTCTTCAAGTTGTGTGCGTAGAGAAGCGAACTCGCGTTCGACAATGTTCTCTGCCTCGGATTTTACAGTTGTTTCTTTTGTCTCTTCTGACATAATTTCTACCTCTGTTTTCCCGTCTTCACATGCACATGCTTCTTCTTCACCACCACAACCACAGTCGTGGTCGTCTTCAGATACTTGTGCGTCGCATTCCTTTCCTTCTTCTATAGTACACTCTTTACAGACGGGGTCCATTTTTTCATTGTCAATGAAACTTACCTCTGTGGGACGAATGTTGGTGGCGTATGTGTCACCCATCACATCAATATCGTTGGAAAACCAATCAATACTAACATGAGTCATGTCCCCGTCCTTGACTTTGTCCATCACTTCTTGACCGCGGCCATATTTATTAGATACTGTTGCCAGCATCTGCACTGCAGTCTTTCCATTATCCATCTCGATTAGCTCAGGTTTCGTTGCCATGCCGATTAAATCCTCAGCTGTTCTTTGATGGTCAATATAAATTGGGAGTTCTGAGAACTTTTCTAGGTTGTCCTTCAACATACCTCCCTCAATATAAACTTTATGTTCTTCTCCTTCTACCTCATACTCGTGAGGTCCGGATGTAATAGCGATAACTGGGAATTCTACAGAGTCAATTCCCTCATCACTGGAAAATGTCATATTATCTCCTTCACCCATAGATAACGCAAATGTTCTCTGTGTAGGTTCTGTAGACTTGCCTTCTGCAAATTCCCGCACTACGCCATTTTCTTCAGCCCACATGCTACACATGCCGGCTGCTATCTCTTCGTGATTCTCAAAACCACGTTTCTTAAGAGATGCTTTAGTGGATATCATACATTTTTCAAATGTCATGCTCTGTCTCCTGTTGCGTTTGCGGAGGGTTTATTACCCCTGTTTTGTGCTCTAGAGGATTCTTCCCTTTTATCTTGGTCTTTTCCTCCAGATATATTTACATTTCTATCACTTTGTTCTTGAGCTATTGGTGAAGCTTTTATGTCTTCAGAAGTTTCCATATCCAATGTGGCTACTCCTTCTGCATTAAGTCCACGTTCTTCTCTTACTTCTCCGGGTGATAGTACACCTTCTGATAAGTAAATCATATCAGTCTTAGCTTTAGTAAATGCGTCATCAACGTTAATTTGCCTAAACTTAAACTTAGCCTCTCCTTTTTCTAACTGAGGCATAAGTTGTGCATTTAGTGCACCCTCTATCATTGTTTGTAAATATCTTACGTATGGTTCAAAAATAGGGCGTGCTTTTTCTGGGTCTGTCCACATAGTTCTGGGTGTTTTAAGAGCTACATGTATTTTATCTAAAATGTCATCAGTATACTTACCGTATTCGAATGCTCTCTGTGAACCTTGTAACTCTTTAATAACTATGTCGTTACCATGGATAATATCTTCACCGGGGGCTAAAGTATTAAATGCTTCTACAATTTCGTTAATTTTATCAGGACCATAAGGCATATCAGGTAATCCTGCACTAACATCAAATCTACTTGAAGCATATTTGTTTAAAGCAGCACCTATATCTCTTTCTGCGTAGTCTTTCAAATCAACTAAATATATAATAGGGTGTATATCAGATAGACCATATGCAAAATCATCAAATTGATTATTTTTTAATTCTATAATCTCATCTTCTTCAAAACGAACACTTTCTTCATCATCACCTACTTTTTGATAGTAGTACATAATTTGTCCGTGCTCATTTCTTTTGACATACATATTTTGACTAGACCTGAGAACCAAATTATCTCCTGTCCATTCTAAATACCCTGTTCCAAAAATACGTGCATTTCTTACCCAACCATATAATATATGTTCTATATTTATATCGCGGAACATTTCTTCTACTTTTTCCCTTACTCCGTCATCAGCTGTAACAATATCAAAATTATCTTTAACAGCGTATAGGCACGGTAAATCAATTAAAGTTCGAACTATAGGGTCAGAAAGATATATATTCATATATGTTCTATTCTTACCTATGTGTGGTTCGTAATCTTTATCTTGAGAACCAAATCCTCGATTTATCTTGAGTCTTTGGATTACTCCCGCACCGTAACTTCGTGGGTCGTCTTCTTTGTACGTAGGATTGCTGCCTGTTACAGCAAAACGACGTCTAATATTATCTATAAACGACATGGCTATTTATAATTAACTTTAATGAGTATATAAAGTTTTTGTTACATTCCACTCAAAGACTGCTTGTTTAGTGTAACTTTACGCCTAGAAGTAGTAAAAAGTGGAGTATTAGAATGATTTCCCCTATTTGGTGTATTTCTATTAATAGGACGTGATACAATCGATTGTCCAAAGTTACCAGACATAGGTAACATACTTAAAGTTGCATGTATTCCCATAGCTGAACTATCACAATAGTCATCATGCTTACCACTAGGTGCTGCTATCTTTTCTGTTTTATTAGCAGCATCCATAGTATATTCTAACTCTATATGCTCTCTGGTCCATTTGTGTATTAATTTAGCCATATCTGGTTCTAAATGTTCAGGGTTTGGTACCTTAACTCTGTTTTGTTGTATATAAGATACAAAATCTCTATACATTTGAGTTTTAGTTCCTTTAGGGCCACCAGTAAAAACGAATGGTACAAAATGAACATTAGAATCTAAACAAGCTAATCTAAGGTCTTGCTCAACTGCACCACCAATACCGGTACAATCCACAATAAGCCTAGTAGCACCAAGCTCATTGGTAACATCCATAATACGTTGACGTTGGTATGGAATATCATGTCCACCAGTTCTAGCATTAATTTCTTCAAGATAAACAAGTCTAGCAATATTTTCTGTGTCAGACTTATCAAGGGACCATGCACTAATAACAGTAGAGTTAACAGATTTGCCAATGTCAACACCAACAGTAATGTTGCTTCCTCTCTGCTTTCCATCCCCATCAAGTCTAATAAGTTCGTAATCATCATAACACCTCTTAATTTTTTCTGGACTAAATATATTCGCTACAGACTCTACAAACTCACATTCATACTCTGTCCTCCAGTAGATAGATTCTTCTCCCCATTCCATCATCTTATCTAACATTTCTTCTTCGGTGTAGGGTGCTGAATAAGCTTCTCCCTTTTTCACTGCATCGCGCCATGTATAATGTAATCTAGTAAAAGTATCTGCATAATTATCATCATATAAATATCTCCACATGTGGTTATCTTTAGACTTTGGTGTTCCAAGATTTATAAATGGTGCTTTATTCGATACAATAGCAGGCTCTACATTGTCAATGAACAATTTATCGTCGATGAGTGGAGACTCATCAACAACTAGGAATGTAGGGTGTTGTCCTCGTATAGCCTGTCCTTGGTTACTAGGCGCCAATGGAGCCCTACGCATTATTGTGCCCCCCTTAAGTGTTATGTTGGGCTTATTATGAAATCTATAATTTGCTACTAATCCATTTAGAAAAGTGTTATCAGCAAAATGTCTATAAACATAATTAAAGATTAAAGCTGCTTGGTCTTCAGTAGGAGCCAGTATAAATACTAAATCTCTGAATCTATTAAAAAACATATATATAGTTACCGCTACTGATAAAGCAAAGGATTTTCCGCTACCTCGTGGAGCTAAAATTGCTAATTTCTTTTGTTTATCATCTGCACGGTTTATTAAACATTCTAAAACTATATCTTCTTGTAGTGGTCTTAAACGTAAAGGTCTTTGTTTATTATCTATTAAATATGCTGTACAAAAAGCTTGCACTAATTTGCGCATCTTTTCTTTATCATTTCTACATTTAGCGAAAATTTTCTCTAGTTGTCGTGAATCTACTCCACCTTTACCTGTCAACAGGCTTTTCAGGTGTCTCTCGCTTTTCATCATCTACTAATTCCTCTAAGAATGAGCCAAAACCCTCTGCACTCTTTTCCATTTCAGTTGGTACTTCTATGTTCAGTGCTCTAAATTCAGTATGGATATCTCTAACTATTTGGTTTCGTTGTCGCAATAACTCTGTTCTAGCGTTAACATCCCGAATACATACAAGAATTTCTTCCCACAACACGTCTTCCAGCGCAAGATTACGTGCCAGAAGTCGGACAAGCTCTTTATGACGTACATATTCTGCCTCTCCAACTCTCTGACGTAATCGAGTCTCGTATTCCTCTACGTTCAAAGACCTTTCCCTTCATCGAGGGCTGCTTTGACTTTAGACTTTACAAGACCAGCTAGCTCATCATCTTTCTCGTCCCAAGCTGTAATTAATACGTTTCGGACTAAAGAATCTTTGATGTGCTTTTGTGCTGTTTCATCTAGCTTTTCAAAAGCTTTCATCTGGGCTTTAGTTAGATTTTTATCTAGCATGTCCATTAACTCTGCTTCGTTGTTCTTAATATATTTAAAAACTAGTTCTTTAACTGCTGGTACAGTATAAGCGATATAACCACCCATACCTAATACTACAGCTACTAATGCCATAAGTAATGGTTC